AGATAAGATTTTTGAAACAGACTATGATGCACCCGCTAATAGTTATGAAGCGGAAATGGTTAATAACCAAGTGGCGTTTATCAAGTATGCGGTTGACGAAATTGATGAGCACGTTAAGTCTGGTGGTATATTCCCTGAATGGTTTCAAAACAAATTAAGTGGTGTTCATGAAACAATCAAAATGCTACACGCATACATGGAAGGCGAAAGACAGCAACAAGAACGACAATTAAAGTTAAAATCTATAATGAGTTCTGAAGATTCCTACCTTGAAACACTGCAAGACAAGTTACAAAAGATGACTGATTATCATGCAAAGAAAAAAGCACTACAAGATATTCAAATGGATCCTAACACAGATAAAGATCCAGAACTAAAGAAAGAGTTGATTAAAAGATTACATCGTTTAGAAAAAACAGGAAAATAATATGTCTGATCTGCACAACATACTCAACAAATTTAACAGCCTAGGAATAGTTAACAAAGGATTAACAGTTGACGGTCCAATAGGTGCTCCTAAGAAACAAGACAGCACAGAAGTAAGTCCGTCATCTCATGCAAAACAAGTTAATGAAAGTGTTGGAAAGAAATTCATTCCAGGAGTTAGTGATGTTAGTGCAAACGATTTCGCCGCATTAGCAGGAATTAAAAGACAATCAACAGGTACTATGTACGCTGAACAACCTAAAAGACAACCACAACAGCAATCCACAGCAACTATGCAATCACAATCAACTTCAAATGCTGATTGGAATAAAGTAATGAACAGATTAGATTCAATGGAAGAAAAATTAAACAAAATGTTTGAATCATTAAATCCTGCTCCGTGGAAAAAATCTTTAAATGAAGATGTTGAAGTTCAAGAAGGAGACTTAATAATTAAAAGACCAGCATTTAATCATGCTATGCAATCTGCAATGGATGATCTACTTTGGAAAACAACTAAAAATCCTGAAATGATTCCTTTGGTACAGAAGTTATATAAACTAGCCACTGGCAAGGATGTTGAGTATGATTCTGATAAGGATAGTTTTACAATTAAAGCAAAGCCAAAAGAATTAAGTCCGGCAGAAAAAATTATAGCAAAGACAAAAAAAGAGTTAAACACAGAAGATACTCTTAAATCAGAGTTTGCTTCTTTTCTAAAAGAGTTAGAAAACTTTAAAAAATGAGAGCAAAAGAGTTCGTAGATTACTTCTATGGTCTTGATCCGGAACATTTGTCCTATGGATATAAGATCGGTGATGTGTACGGAAAGAAAAATCTAAAAGTACCACACGCAAAACTGCATAGAAAGAAAAAAGTAGAGGAAAAGTGGAGTGAGAAGTACAAACGATCAATCAACTGTAACAATCCAAAAGGATTCTCACAACGTGCTCACTGCCAAGGAAGAAAAAAGTAGATCCATTGACTTTATAACGTCAATGAGTGCCGAGTATTACGAAAAGATCGGCTATCGTTTAACTAAAACATTTGATCATTACTTCCCCGAAAACATAAAATTACATATTTGGTCCGAGGATACACTGCCCGTCGACAGTAATAGATTTATTTTTCATGACCTGCAAACAAATGAATTTTATAATAGATTTACAATGCAGGTAAAAAAGCCTAACAAAACATCTAAAATGAGCATAAAAGTAGGTGCTCAGTATGAAGCAAGTAAAATACTAACAGGTAACACACTAGTTTGGTTGGATGCTGATGTGTTTATTATCAAACCAATTGATCATACATTTTTCAACAAGGTTACTCCACATGGATTAGCAAAATATATGGGGCAACATTATGATTCAGGACCCGAAACAGGTTTTATTTCATACAATAGAACACATTCAGAATTTATAAATTTCATGGAACAGTTTGTAGACATATATTACAGTGGAAGAATATATGATATTAATCCTAGTGTTGATACAGGAGCATGGTGGACAGTAAAACAATCAATGCCAGAAGAATTTTTTCACAGTTTAAGCAGTCATCTAGGAGTCAGTCACGTGTTCTCCGGAAGTGAACTGCGTGAATACCTCGGTCATGCCAAGGGTGCGATAAAATCAACAAAGCCAGATCTCTGTGATAATCGAGCATTTGTAAATATAGAAAACTAAATACTATTGAAGGGGTTGCTCAGTAACCTCTTTTTTAACGAAAGAGAGGAACCCTATGGCCTACTTGGTAGCAAATATACCACCAGTTGAATGTTTTGTTAGAAAAGAATACTTGTATGATTTAACTCCTGATCCAGAATTTCCAGGAAAACTTCAAGGACAAGGTGAATACGCTCATGCAATATGGGTATCAGTAAAAAGTATTCGAGGAAAAGCACTTTACGTTGAAAGTTTATTAACAGAATACGGTGCTTTATATGACAAGTTACCTTTAAGTGCTTATGTATGGCGTACAAATATCGATCAGAAAGATCTTCTTCCTTTAGATAATTTAGAAATATGGGACGCTTTCTCCTATCATATTAGTGTAATTAGAAAAGAAACATTAAAAGAATGTCGTGTTGCATACTTTGGCAAAGACAAACAACTGCATCACGGTGAATATATGTTTACTGTTGACAGTTGTCATTCAGAGCCAAATGAATTAAATGTAAGCCTATCAGAAACTCCTAACGAACATAAATCTTTTAATTTTATTAAGTTAGATAACGGTCAATTTGCCGCACAACCAAACAACAGATGTAAATGGTTCGATCAAAGTTTAATCAGTTCTGAGACCAAAACCGCAAACTTTAAGGTAAGTACACATGAGTTTAGTGTCGAAGACAATCCTAAGTGGAGTGCAAATCACGGTGACGGCACTAGTTGGCAATACGAACTAAAAGAAACGAAACCGAAAGTTGGAAAAGATTAGAGTAAAAATACAAAGAACCATTGAGTATAATGGTCCTAACAAACGAGATTACTTCCTAGCAGATCTTTTAAAAAAGTTTAACCCTAAACTAGGTTGTGAAGTCGGTGTGCGTAACGGTCGCACAACATTCCATCTACTAGATAAATTTCCAAATCTCACAATGTATGCTATCGACTATGACACAAAATTGTTCATGAGTGATAGAGCAGTATTAAAATATGGAACAAGATTGAATCCAATACAAGGAAATAGTCATGAAGTACACACAAAGATTGAGGACAATAGTTTAGATTTTGTTTTCATCGACGCCAGTCATGATTATAATAGTGTTAAAAAGGACATAGAATATTATACACCAAAATTAAAAGAAGATGGTTGGTTATGTGGACACGATATGGATTTTCCTGGCGTAAACAAAGCAGTTCTAGAACTATTACCAAACAATCATCATATCGGTCCTAACAATGTTTGGTTTACCTGTTTGAATAAATCTATTCCAATTCCATTTAAAGTTCTTGACAACTAGCATAAATCTATTATATAATAAACAATCATACATATACAACCAAAGGAGTTTAACATATGTCAGGCAAAGTTTTCGGACCAGATGAAAAAGCAAAACTAATTCAAGTAGTTGGTGAAGGTGCCAATGTTATGCAGGAAATCGATGATCTTAAAGAAGGTCTTAGAGACACTGTAAAAGCAGTAGCAGAAGAACTTGATATCAAACCCGCTTTAATTAATAAAGCAATTAGTATTGCACAAAAAGGTAACTGGGGCGAGGTTTATTCAAATTTTGATGACCTTGAAACTATTATTGTTACCATCGGTAAGGACAAATAATTTTGGATTCCATAAAACGTTTTTGGACCGAAAGTTATCATTCTGATAAAATAGCATTTGCTTGTGAACTTATCAGTTTCGTATTCACTGTTGGTGCGAGCCTAACACTTGCACTAACAGCGAACAATCCTAATATGGCTGTTGTATATCCTGGATTTTTTATAGGATCCCTTACAGCCGTTTATGCTTATTATAGACGCAGAATACCGTGGCCAATGATGCTAACGACTTATTTTGCTATTGTTAATGTTTTTGGTTTTGGGAGAGCAGTCGGATGGTGGTAAATCTTTGGCAAAAAGTAAAGGACTTTTGGATTAGAAGTTATACTTCAGATCGCAGAGCATTTTATTATGAAACAGTGGCAAGTATTTGTGTGTTTACATCAATGACTTGGATTTCAATGACAGCACAACATCCACCGATGCATTTGATTTATCCTGTAAGTTTTACAGGTGCTGTTTTTAGTATCGCGGCATTTTTACGCAGGGGTGCAGGATGGCCTTTGGTTATGACTACCTATTTTGCTTTCCTACACGTATTTGGTTTTGGCAGAGCAATGGGTTGGTGGTAATATGGGCAGAATGAAAGAGCATTTAGAAAAAACAATTCATACAAGGATGAATGCTCTGCAACATTGGATGGAAGGAAACTATCATCTAAAGCGTCCCGAGGTTGTTGAAGAACACATTCTAACAATAACAAAATTTTGGAGTTTTCTATCTGAAGAAGATAAAGACTATATAGATGGTGCTAGGTACGCAATCGAAAAAAAGATGGAATGGAACGTATGAAATATATAGTAGATGTTGACGGAACCATTTGTAGCCTAAATATAACAGCAGATGGTAAAAACGAATACGAATTCGCAAAACCTTTCATGAAACGAATAGAACATCTAAATAAGTTATATGATGAAGGGCATGAAATACACTATTGGACAGCAAGAGGCATGAGCAACGGCAATTTAGAGGCAAAGCAACAATTAACAATAAAGCAATTTGAAGAATGGGGAGTAAAATACACTTCTCTAAACTTTAAGAAACCACACTATGATATTTGGATTGATGACAAGGCACAAAATGAAAAAGATTTTTTTGGTAACATTGACGGTTGATTTATTTCTAAATAGATCGTACAATTAAACTATGCATAAGGTATTGTCGGCCATAAACGACTTAATTTGGTATTGTCAGCCGAAAGTGGCAAATAGGAGAATAAATGAGTTACGTAGACGCTCTGTGGGACAGAGATAAGGATATAATCAAAGTCGTTGAACGAAATAAAAACGGCGAAAGAGAATTCCGAGAATTTCCAGCAAGATATATATTTTACTATAAAGATCCTCGAGGTAAAACGCAAAGTACTTTGGGCGATTCTGTTACCCGTGTGGTATGCAAAAGTTGGAAAGACTTTCTTAAAGAACAAAAAATTAACAAACACCGCGGACTGTATGAAGCAGACATTAATCCTGTTTATCGACTGCTTGAAGAAAACTATCTAGGTCAGGACGCACCTAATCTACACAAAGCATTTTTCGACATTGAGGTTGATTTTGATCCTAAGCGTGGATATAGTTCACCTGAAGATCCATTTACACCTATTACAGCAATTACGGTGTATTTACAATGGATGGAAAGTCTTGTAACACTTGCACTACCTCCTAAGGCTATGTCAATGGATGATGCCAAGTATGCAGTTAAAGACTTTGATAACGTTCACCTGTTTACCAGCGAAGCAGAAATGCTTGATACATTCCTAACACTAATTCAAGATGCAGATATTTTAAGTGGCTGGAACTCCGAAGGTTATGATATACCTTACACCATTAATAGAATTACAAAGGTACTAAGCAAAGAAGATACTAGACGTTTCTGCTTATGGGATCAGTATCCTAAGAAAAGAACTTATGAAAAGTTCGGAAGAGAACAAGAAACCTATGACCTAATAGGCAGACAGCATTTAGATAGTCTTGAACTTTATCGTAAATACACGTATGAAGAAAGACACACATATCGACTTGACGCTATTGGCGAAATGGAAGTTGGCGAAACAAAAACTGTGTACGAAGGTACACTCGATCAACTTTATAACAATGACTTCAGAACGTTCATCGAGTACAACAGACAAGACGTTGCACTACTGGACAAGTTGGACAAAAAACTAAGGTTCATTGATTTAGCCAACGAACTTGCTCACGCAAATACAGTTTTGCTACCCACCACGATGGGTGCAGTAGCAGTTACAGAACAAGCAATTATTAACGAAGCACACAGACGTGGCTTTGTTGTTCCTAATAGGGTACACAGAGAACCAGGTAGTGAACCTGCCGCAGGTGCTTATGTTGCTTATCCTAAAAAAGGATTGCATGACTGGATTGGATCGATGGACTTAAACTCACTATATCCGTCAGTAATTAGATCGCTGAACATGGATCCTGCAACTGTTGTAGGACAACTAAGACAAAACTATACACAAGAACACGTCGATCAAGAAATGACATTGCGTAAAAAATCATTTGCGGCGGCATGGGAAGGCAAATTTGGTAGTCTTGAGTATGATGCTGTTATGGAAAAACGCAAGGATCTTGCAATCACAATTGACTGGGAAAATGGTGAAGAAGACACAATGAGTGCCGCGGAAGTTTATAGGCTTATCTTTGAAAGTAATCAACCGTGGATGCTTACTGCTAACGGTACTATTCTTACATCAGAAAAAGAAGGTGTTATCCCAGGACTACTAGAACGTTGGTATGATGAACGTAAAGAGATGCAGGCTAAGAAAAAACAAGCAATTGACGCAGGTAACAAAATTGAAGAAGCATTCTGGGACAAACGACAACTTGTTAAGAAAATTAATCTTAACTCTTTGTATGGGGCCATTCTTAATCCTGGTTGTAGATTTTTTGACCCTAGGATCGGGCAAAGTACAACACTTACAGGTAGACGTATTACTAAACATATGGCCGCAAAGGTAAATGAAATTATCACAGGCGAATATGATCACACAGGTAAGGCAATTATCTATGGTGATACTGACTCCTGTTACTTTAGTGCATACACCAGTCTACGTGCAGAAATCGAAAAGGGCGAAGTAGAATGGAACAAAGAAACAGTAACACAACTGTATGATACTATCTGTGAAGAAGCAAACGAAAGTTTTCCAAAATTTATGCAAGATGCATTTCATTGTCCTAAGTCAAGAAGTACAGATGTTATTGCGGCTGGACGTGAAATTGTTGGCTCAAAAGGCTTGTTCATTACAAAGAAACGCTATGCTGTTTTGATTTATGATTTAGAAGGCCATCGTGTTGATGTTGATGGCAAACCAGGTAAGGTAAAAGCAATGGGTCTTGATCTTAAGAGATCAGATACTCCTGTGTTTATGCAGGACTTCCTAAGTGAAGTATTGTTGGCTGTGCTGACAGGTGCCCAAGAAGAACAGGTGCTTGATATGATTAGCGAGTTCCGAACAAAATTTAAAGCAAGACCTGGTTGGGAAAAAGGTTCACCTAAACGTGCAAATAACGTTACGGATTATCATGCTAAAGAAAAGAAGCAAGGTAAAACAAATATGCCAGGACACGTAAGAGCAAGTATTAACTGGAATACGTTACGTGAGTTAAATGGTGACAATTATAGTATGCGAATTGTTGACGGTATGAAGGTAATCGTTTGCAAACTAAAAAACAATCCATTGGGATATACTTCGGTTGCGTATCCTACAGACGAACTAAGACTGCCTAATTGGTTTCAAGAACTTCCGTTTTCGGATGATGAAATGGAATCAGTTATCATTGATAACAAATTGGACAATCTTATAGGCGTTTTGGATTGGGATATTAAATCAACCGAACAGAAGAATACATTCAATAATTTATTTGACTTTGAATGATTTTCTAAATATAATATAAGGAACGGAGAAAAAACATGAAAGACATTTTACAAGACATTGTAGCACATACACACGCACTTGGCTTTTTAAACATTGTTAAGGTAAACGGTGATGATGCACAAACAGGTATCGATAGCATGGCGGAAGATCGCTCTGTTATCCTACAAGCAAACACAAAGACTGCCCAGATAGAAATGAAGGGTACCTTTGGTATGCCAAACCTAAATAAACTAGACATTCACTTGAAGTGTCCAGAATATAAGGATGGTGCAAAGATTGACGTGGTAACTGCTGACAGAAATGGTTCAACTATTCCAGTTGGTATTCACTTTGAAAATCAAACAGGCGATTTTAAAAACGACTATCGTTTTATGAACGCAGAGATTATTAATGAAAAACTTAAAACCATTAAGTTCAAGGGTGCAAGTTGGGACGTTGAAGTATCACCGACTGTTGCAAGTATTCAACGATTTAAACTTCAAGCAACTGCTAACGCAGAAGAAACTGTGTTTACTGTGATTGCTGACGGTAATGACGTTAAGTTTAAATTTGGTGATGCAAGTACACACGCAGGTGAATTTATTTTTGCTACTGGTATTCCAGGTAAACTTAAAAACGAATGGGCATGGCCTGTTGCACAGGTAATGGCTATTTTAAATTTGAGCGGAGATAAGATTATGCGTATTTCTGATCAAGGTGCTATGCAGATTGCTGTTGATAGTGGTCTTGCAAATTATGAGTATATCTTACCAGCACAAAGCAAATAGGAGTTTATGTCTAAACCGACTTTAGTACAAAAAATAGGCA